GGCGTAGGTGTCATATCCGATGACGATGAGCTTGAAGGCATAATCGTACTTAGTCCTTGTCGTTTTCGAAGATAGTCGTAAAAAGCTATACCGGCAAATATAAGGAAAATTCCTCCAACGATGATACCTAATGTGCTTCCCCAGCTACTACCCGTCGAAGTTCCATAGGTCGGAGTATATGAAGAGGATGAAGAAAATGGCCAAAGAGATGAAATACCGGATGGTTGCGAGTAAGAGGGCCTCGAACTGAAGATTCCCATTTATGTTAAGGAAGGAACTTTCTTAATAAAGTATTTCTTAAAGTAATGGAAAAACGGACGAATACGTCGGTTGATACATTACAGCCATCTGTGATGTATTGCAATAATTGTGGAGGAAAAGGACATCTATTTCGTATGTGCAAGGATCCCGTGCTCTCATGCGGTATACTTTTAATCGATAATGGCTCTTTGCCTATTCGATCTCAAGATGTCAATATACTCATGATTCGGAGGAAAGATAGTATGAGTTTTACAGAATTCATACGAGGGAAGTACGATATTAACAACAAAGAATACATCAAAACTTTATTGAAAAATATGACATTAAAAGAACAGGCCCTTATTGCATCAGAGCCCTTCGAAGTTCTTTGGAAAATGGTATTTGGAGATGACAGAGCTTCTCCTGATTTTATATTATTTAAGGACCGGTTTAATAAGCTAGATCGAGTTGCGTTAATGAGGGAAAACCTATCCGATTATACGGAACCTGAATGGGGATTTCCCAAAGGACGGCGCATGCGCGGTGAGACAGACCAAGCATGTGCTATTCGAGAATTTACAGAAGAAACCAATATTCCGCGTGAAGCCTATGTAATATTAAGCAATATCGTTCTAGAAGAAACATTTACTGGACTCAATAATATCCAATATAGACATATCTACTTTGTAGCACTACTAAAGAATCCAGAACTTATAAATCTAAAACAAAAATTTACTCCTATGCAGCGTAGAGAAATATCCGGAATAGCATGGAAGACATTTGTTGAAGTCGAGCAATCCATTCGACCCCATTATATCGAACGACGAAATATGATAAAACAGTTATCCTATATACTTGAAACCTTCATGACAGAACCTTAAACCCAGGTCATGGGTGAATGAATTTCACGAAAATCTTGATTTGCTGTTCGAATACGCCACCATGAAGCTAGGACGATAACCCCTGTAACAAGTGAAAATACAACGATGACTGTAATGGTAAGCGGGTCCATTTATGTTATTTAAACACGAAAACCAGCAAAGTAAACCGTAATACAGTATGCTACTACAGAAATCACAAATATCCACCACCAAAGGGGCAAAACCGTTGCTTCTTTATCTTGAGTACCAAAAGGTCGTATACGTCCCTCACGCCCAAATGCAATCGCGGGCTTGAGGTACAGGAACCCCGCCATCAAGAACAGATAGATAGTTACCATCCACATACGATGGTTTTTCCTTGTAAAGTGTTCCATTATCAAATCCCTGCGAAAAACAATGAGCCGTCCATATGTACTACCGAATCGTAAGGCTTTTGCCGATGCGGTCGCACGGATTTTTCTGAAATACCCCCCACCCAAGCTTACACAAGAAGATAAGGATATAGATTTATGTTTGAATCGAGGGGCTGGTACACGCGAACTTCTTCCCCATCAAAAGATAGTTCGTGACTACCTAGCTAGCGAAACCCCCTATCGTGGATTATTGCTCTATCATGGTCTAGGTTCAGTTAAAACATGTTCCTCTATTGCCGTAGCGGAATCCGTATTATCCACGAAAAAGATTTTTGTCATGCTTCCCGCTTCTCTTGAACAGAACTACATTGGAGAACTTCAAACATGCGGTGCGCCGCTTTATATGTATGACCACCATTGGGTCCGTCATGCCATCGTCGACGAAGAATCCAAAAAGTTAGGGATGTCGCTAGGACTATCCGAATCTTTTTTGAACACAAATGAAGCCTTTTTTACCTCCCAACTTGGAGAAGAACCCAACTACAAAAAACTTGATAAAGCATCCCAAGAAGCCATCAAGAAGCAATTCAATGATGTACTTAAACAACGGTTCGAATTTATTCGATATAATGGTCTTTCTAAAAATAATATAAGCAAATATGTCCCTGACGATGGCTCTAATCCATATGAGAACAGTGTTGTTATCATTGACGAGGTCCATAACTTCATTCTTCGAGTTACAAATGAGTCCGAAATCGCCGGGAAACTTTACAACTTACTCTACAATGCCACAAACTGCAAAGTCGTCGCGCTCTCCGGTACGCCCGTCATTAACCGTGCGAACGAAATCGCCTTCCTTATGAATTTACTACGCGGTCCCATTGAACGGACCATTATTCCCTTCAAAGCTATTCCCACATGGGACGAAGAAAAGATGACAACCGCCTTCCGTAATTTACCGGATGTAGATACGATTGAGTACAATACGGTAAAGAAGTATGTGCTACTAACTCGAAATCCTCCGCATTTTCGAAGTGTATACAACGAAAAAGGCGATAGAACAGCCGTACAATATGTGAAAGATATGCCCTATATTCAATCGCCCTCCGAGTGGGTAAAATCCTGGAAAACCAAGATAGAAACCGATATCGGTGGAGCAGAAATCAATCTTGAACGAGTAACGATAGAAAAACTAGAATGTTTACCTACCGACTATGACGAATTTGCTGGACTCTTTTTAGATGGTCTTCAAATCAAAAACCCCGGATTATTTCAACGCCGCATTCAAGGTCTAGTTTCTTACTTTAAAGGGGCTGATGAACGCATGTTACCTCAACGCATTCTCGATGAACAAATGTTAGAAAAAGTGGAAATGTCTCCAGAGCAATTTAACTACTATCTCGATATACGTTTGAAAGAAATGCAGGCAAGCAAACGGCATGCTACTCGAGCTACAACGGATGATAGTATGAAGTCCTACCGTGTAAAATCACGGTTAGCCTGTAACTATGTGATTCCAGCCGACATACAATTAGACGATGATGCACTATACGACAGTGAAGAAAAAATACCCGAAAAGGACCACATTCTAATGCGCATATGGGCAAATTCAAAACGATATTTAACGAAAGAGGCACTGAAATCCTCTAGCCCCAAGTTACTTCGATTACTGAATAATGTGGAAGACAGTTTAGGAGGCTCAAAAACAAATGTAGGACAATCCGAATACAATAACCAGTTTGTCTATTCCAACTTCCGGTCTTTAGAAGGAATTGGTATATTTGGCGCGATACTCGACGCACACGGTTGGCAACGCTACACAATCATTAAGGAAAATGGTCAATGGATAGAGGACCCCCTAATGGAATCCGATAAGCCGGCCTATGCGCTATATGTAGGTTCACAGGGCTCAAATGATGAAGTCCTTCGTGAATATACCCGTCAAATCTTCAATAACCAGTTTGATGATAACTTTCCACCGAGCTTAAGACAATCTGTAGAAAGAAGAGGCAAAAAGATTTTGTGTTTGATTATGGCTTCATCGTCTGGTGCGGAAGGGATTACTCTACTCAATGTCCGTCGTGTTCATATTATGGAGCCCCATTGGAATCCTGCGCGTCATGACCAAGTTATTGGTCGAGCGATTCGTATATGTTCCCACGCAAGCTTACCTCTAGACCAACGTACTGTACAGGTGAGTATGTACCTTACTGTATTTTCAGAAGACCAAATCAAGGCGAATCCCAATGAGGCCAACAATATTGTACAAATACGGCGTAATGACCAAGAAATAAAACAATACGAAAATGGCCGAGAAAAATCATTCGTTACCACAGATGAGCACCTTTACGAAATTACCTACGAAAAAGATATCACGAATAAGCGGGTATATACTTTACTCAAACAAGCGGCCGTCGACTGCGAAATTCATCGTAAACTTCATAGTCGCGAAACTCCTGTATTAACCTGTATGCGCTTTGATAGCAATGTCACAGGTGAAGATTTAGCTTTCAATCCAAGCATTAAAAATGATGACTCGGATATCACATATAATAAAAATAAAACAAAACGGGATCGTACTTTAACACGCGTGTCTATCAAAGGCATGCTCTTTTTAATCGATAAGATTACCAAAGAAGTATTTGATGGACCGGCATTTGAAGATGAAGAACGACTACTCAAAGTAGGTATACTCGAATCTTCCAACCGGATACAGTGGATTCTTCCTTAAGCATTCAGAAGATCTTCTAAGAAATTGTCACATACCGATGACCAAGTTTTAAACTTATATGTTTTTGCAGCTTCTTTCATTTTCGGAAGATTTTGTATCGTATGGTCCAGTGCATTGGCCACATCTTCAGCTGTAAATTTAGGATACCATCCTCCAAGGGGCATTGTACCCGAAAAGTACTCATCTCCTATCGGTTTTATAAAGGTAGCTACGGTTTCATCTAAAAAGGAACGATAGCTACCTACATCCGTAATGACTTGAGGAGCACCCGTATACAAGTGCTCTAATTGACATAACCCGTATCCTTCTCCATCCGATGTGTTGATACCCACATCCGCTATATTATACAATTGGTTAATTCCGTCATCTCCCACAATATTCGGAGGAGATGTATCAATAAGCACTAATCGTTGAACAAGAGTAATCGGTAGCCCTGCCTTATTGAGTTCGCGTGTAATAATACGCGGAATATCATAGAATGCACCAGATTGAGGACTAATATTCGTTCCAATAACCAGATAGTACGGTTTTTCAGGATTTCGTTTTAATAACTGTATAAATCCAGAAACAGTTAAATCTAACCGTTTACGTTGACTATTTCGATTAAGATTGATAAATACTGTCGCATCATTCGGAATACCTAGTCCAGATCGAATCGATTGTTTAGATTCAGGGGTAAGTACATTAAACATCGTTGAATCCACAGCATGTTCAAGTATACGCGTATCTTTGAATTCTCCATACTCCAATAATTTTGTTTTCCAAGTATCCGTAAAGCAATATACCCGGTCAGCATGTGCGTGAATCTTATCCATAATTGGTTGCGCTATTCCTTCATACACTTGGTCTAAATAAATCCAAAGCTTATAGGTAGATGATTTGGGATCATGCTTCATAGACTCAATAAATCGATAAACAATCATGGGATCATTGTATATCATCACCACATCAGGATTCACCATATCTAGATATTCATGAATCTTATTGAATCCGAAGCCCTCTTCTTTGGGGCTTTCGTTTGCGCTCGCATCATAAATATTTACTCCTTCGGGTACTTTTCGTATATTTGCAGATTGAGGATGACGTTGAAACCCAAAGTGAAAAACTTTAACTTTGGGTACTAGAGTAGATAACTGTTTCAACATGTTATAAGCCACTTTGGAATATCCCGTGGTTTGGTCAATATGGGTGCTCACAAGTACAAATCGCATTGTACTCAAAAAGTTGCTTCTCTATAAATAAGTAAATGCAAGTCAATAGTGCCCAGGATTATTTAACGATGAAAAAACGACAACTGATTGCGAAGAGCTACTATACCACTCCTCCGCCGCAATCCAAAAAGTATAATTATGTATATACAGCTGTTACAGCCAACAATGCTACTCAACGACAACGATTTATTATTCCTGTGCAACCGGGTGCAGGAGCTACTTATGAAAACTGGTGCTGCGGAACCTCTGGTGTTCCCGGAGTATTTTCCGTTGTGAATACGAAAAATATTCAACTTGTTCGAGATATCAAGATGCCCATGAGCTTTACTTAAGTAGTCGTCGAGTGCCCCGACGTAATTTCGCACGATATGTTTTCAGTCGTCGTTTCGAACCTCCAATAGTTAAAAACTTATTAGGGTCTATACCTAACTTTGTTAAGTTCTTTTCTAATCGAGCACGTATTTCCTCTTTATTTTTTGTAGGTAAAGCTGGATTATCAGACATTTAAATTTACTTAAGAAGAAAGTTTGTCTAAATATAAACATGCCAGGTGGTTTACTCCAACTCGTCGCCGTTGGTGCGCAGAATGAGCTTGTTAACGGAAGCCCATCTATGACGCATTTTCGTGCAGTATATCGTCGTCATACAAACTTTGCTATGGAATCTATTCGAATGACCTTTTCTAGCTCGAACTTAGAATTCTCTACAACAGGTACCCGTACATTATCTTGTCGCATTGACCGATATGCGCAATTAATACACGATACCTATTTAGTTCTCACTTTACCCGATATCTGGTCCCCACTCGTCAATGTTGGAATTACACTCCCTACCGGGTACCAATCCAGCAACGGAGCCAACTCTATTGGTTACGAATTCCAATGGATTCAAAATATCGGATACAATATGATTGACCGCGTGGACCTCGTCATGAATGGTCAAGTTATCCAATCGCTTCGTGGAGAATGGCTGAAGTTCTATTCGTATCTTACACATGACCGAAATAAGCGTCTAATTGTCGACCAAATGGTAGGAAATGTTCCCGAACTTTATGACCCAGCAAATGCTTACGACCGTCAAAATCAATACCCACATGCAATTACACCAGTTACCCTACCTTCTGCTCTTCCTCAAACAACTATACCCGAACCGAGTATTCGCAGCCGCCAACTCGTAGTGCCCCTTCATTTTTGGTTTTGTGAAAATCCTGGATTAGCTTTACCATTGGTTGCTTTACAGAACTCGGAAGTTTATGTGAATGTAACTTTACGAAATTTGAACGATTTATATACGGTAATCGATGTGGATCCTACAAGTACAACTTATGGTCAGCGCATTAAACCTCGTGGGGACAATACAACAGGTATGAAACTTTTCCTATCTCCTCCAAATGTAGATGGTACACCAAGTAATACGCTGTTAACGACTTTCTTTCCAGATCCCTATCTAGAAGGAAACTTTATCTATTTAACGGAAACGGAAATGAACCAAATTGCTCGAGCAGATACTACAGTACTCGTCAAAACTATTCGCTACAAAAACAACGAAGGGCAATTTGGAGGAAATTCGGATGTAGAAATTCCCATGTTCAATTTAGTTACTCGACTAGTCTTTTCCGCACAGCGCTCCGATAAGATATTGACCAACGATTGGGATAACTACACAAACTGGACAAACCCAAAACGCGCACCCTGGTCCTCCATCTCCACCAATGTTCCAACAAGTCTGTACTCCTCCGGACAACAACAAGTTACATCCATATATCCCAAGGATTCAATGATTAATGGGTCATTACTATTTGACGGTAAGGACCGCTTTAGTACCAAACCACTTCCCTATTTTTCACTGTTACAAATGTATCGTCATACTACAGGGGATGCGCCAGAAATACCCGGTGTCTATATGTACTCCTTTGCTCTTGACCATGACCAATATCAACCTTCTGGAGCAGCAAATGGAAGCATGTTCAATAAAATTACTTTACGGTTAACTCTTCAGCAACCGCTTCCTTTGTCGACAACATCTACGGGCTTATCAACCTCCAATATTGTCTGTGTACTTAAATCAACGGTATTTAGCCCAAATCCAGTTATCATTCCTCCCGCACAAATATCCTTATATGACCCCAGCGAACTTGTTACTGTAGTACAAACCAATGACAATGTAATCTTTACATACACTTACAATGTAGGGGTATATGTTGAATCTATCAACTTTTTACGCATCGTATCCGGTCTGGGTAATCTTGTATTCGCATCATAATAATGGTAGTCATACTCTCAGCGGAATTCGGTGATGAACGTTCGTCCACGAACGTATTATCTTCATTGGTATCCAAATTTAAAGCAGATGGAAAAATAGATGTACCTGTAGATTCGGGTCTAATACCTATGGTTGTCAAAAATGAAGATTCTGTCGAGCTTACGGACCAAGAGGTAAAAGACGCAAAGGATAAAGCCATTAGTGCCTGCGGTGGGGCTAACGATAGAATATGTCTGGAACGAAAGACACAGGAATTTCAAAAGAATCGTATGGACGAAAAGAAACATGAAATTGAAAACAACGCAGCGAACATAATCAAGGGTCGACGATTACGCGTTACCTACAAAGATGAAAATGATAAGACACAAACAGTCG